AGGAAGAGCCGTATCAAAATTTATACCTGCAGATGATCTAGTCGTTCCGTATACAGCTACCTCATTAGATGATGCGGAAGCAGTGATTCACGTCGTAAAGATTTCAGAAAATGATTTACGTAAACAGCAGGTCAATGGCTTTTACACTGACATTGAATTATCAAAACCAATGTCAGCTGTGAATGCAGATAAAGTAGAAGATAAGAAAAGAGAATTAGAAGGAACAACTAAAACAATAAGAACAGAAAGCGTGTATACATTATTAGAATGTCACGTTAATTTAGATTTAGAAGGTTTCGAAGATGTTGGCCAAGATGGACAGCCAACTGGAATAAAATTACCTTACGTCGTTACAATCGAAGAAGGTAGTCAAAAGGTTTTGTCTATTAGACGAAACTATGCGCCCAATGATCCACTGAGAAATAAAATCCAATATTTCGTCCACTTCAAATTTCTGCCAGGACTAGGATTTTATGGCTTTGGACTCATTCATATGATTGGCGGATTGAGCAGAACGGCAACGTCTGCTCTCCGTCAATTGTTAGACGCAGGGACTTTATCAAATTTACCAGCCGGATTTAAACAGAGAGGTGTTAGAGTCAAAGATGACGCTTCACCAATACAACCAGGAGAATTCAAAGATGTTGACACACCTGGTGGTAATCTAAAAGATGCATTTGTATTTTTACCATACAAAGAACCTTCAGCTACATTATTGCAGCTGATGGGTATTGTAGTTCAAGCAGGACAACGATTCGCGTCCATTGCTGACATGCAGGTCGGGGACGGGAACCAAGGCGCAGCCGTTGGTACGACCGTAGCTCTTTTAGAACGTGGTTCAAGGGTAATGTCAGCAATCCATAAAAGAGTATACTCAGCTCTAAAACAAGAATTTAAATTACTGTCAAAAGTATTTGCACAGTATCTACCACCAGAATATCCATATGATGTTGTAGGTGGACAAAGAAATATTAAAGTTACAGATTTTGATGAAAGAATAGATATTCTACCAATTGCTGATCCAAATATATTTTCTATGTCGCAAAGATTAACACTTGCTCAAACTGGTCTTCAGTTAGCAATGTCTAATCCAAAGATGCATAATTTATATATGGCATTTAGAAAAATGTACGAAGCATTAGGAATAAAAGATATTGATAGAATTTTACCACCACCTCCACCCAATGCTCCTAAAGATCCTTCTTTAGAACACATTGATGCATTAGCTGGTAAACCATTTCAAGCATTTCCAGGTCAAGATCATAGAGCACACGTTACAGCTCACTTAAATTTTATGTCAACTAATATGGTTAGAAACAATCCAATGGTTATGGCTTCTTTACAGAAAAATATTTTAGAACATATTTCTTTAATGGCTGCTGAACAAGTACAATTAGAATTTAGAGAACAGATTCAACAAATGCAATTGCTTTCACAACAAGCAGCGCAGAATCCACAAGCACAACAACAATTACAACAAATGCAACAAACTGTTGAAGCTAGAAAAGCTGTATTGATTGCAGAAATGACTGAAGACTTCATGAAAGAAGAGAAGAAGATTACATCTCAATTTGATCACGATCCATTATTAAAACTTAAGTCTAGAGAAGTTGATTTAAGAGCTATGGAGAATGAACGTAAGCAACAAGAGATGCAGAAAAGACAAGAAATTGATAGAGCTAAATTAGTTCAAGCTAGAGATATTACGGACGATAAGCTTAAACAGGACGAAGAATTAGCAGAATTAAGAGCTGATACGTCAATTGAAAAGCAAGAAATGGCTAATGAGAATAGATTAGACCTTGCAAAAATGAAACCAAAGAGTATAAATAAATAATTATGATGAACTATAAAAAAGGCGGCAAGCCAGTTAAATTAGAGGATTCAAAAGTTGTTGTTGATCCAAGATCAGAAACAAGTTTTAGAGGAAAGTCTCATTTAGCTGTAGGAAATACAAATCCTGTCAGAAAAGGCAAAGCTGCTAGAAAACAAAAAGACGTAACTTGGGTTTAGTATGTGGTTAAGTGCTGTTAAATTAGCGCTCAACGCTGGAACCCATATTTACAAAAAGCGTCAAGAGACAAAGATGGCTATGGCTGATGCTCAGCATATGGCAGCCACTAAGATGGCCCGTGGGGAGACGGAATACCAGGGCAAACTTTTGGAAGCTCGTCAAGCAGATTATAAAGACGAGGTGGTCCTTGCGATTCTCACACTGCCGATTTTGGTGCTTGCATGGGGAGTCTGGTCAGATGACCCAGCTGCTATGGAAAAGATAAAAATCTTTTTTGAGCATTTTCAGGCACTGCCGACCTGGTTTACAAATTTATGGATCCTTGTCTGCGCGAGTATTTTTGGTATAAAGGGAACACAAATATTTAGAAATGGCGGAGGAAAAAAATGACTGTCTTAAAAGATAAAATTAAAGTTATTAAAAGTGTTACACCTACATTAGGTTTAAAGAAAAAAATGGAATATTTAAAAAATTTAAAAAAGAAACGTTTTAACAAAAAAAAATAATGGTAAACCCAAGATATAAACCCTTTAATGGTAATTCAAGAAAACCAGCTGTAAAACAGCCAGAAAAGATATTAAGTGAAACAAAAACAGATTTTGTATATCCTTCAAAGGAAGAATATATTGGATCACATATTAAAAGTGATTTAGCAGGTGCGCCTGTTTCAAATAAAAGCTATGAAAAATACTATAAGGATTTGATATGAGACAATACTATAAAGATGGTAAAATTGTTAAAGTAAGAGACATTAACAAAGATGGTAAAAAAGAAGGTTGGGAAGTGGCTAGAGCTAAAGGTATGGCTAAAGGCATGGGAGCAAGATTAGAATTTAGAAAAGGTGGAGATACTCATGTTACTAAAGAAGGAAAAACTGCAAAAAAAGGTCTTTGGTATAACATTGCACAAAAGAAAAAACGTAATGAGAAAATGAGAGCAAAAGGTGATAAGGGTGCACCAACAGAGGAAGCAATTAAAAAGAGTCAAGCATAATGCCAGGAGCAGCTTTAAGAGGTTATGGAAGAGCGTACTTAAAAAATGGTGGCGCTGCATGGACTAAAAAAGAAGGTCAATCACCTTCGGGTGGATTAAATGAAAGAGGACGTAAGTCTTATGAAAGAGCTAACCCAGGATCTGATTTAAAAGCACCTCAACCAGAAGGTGGACCTAGAAAAAAGTCATTTTGTGCAAGAATGCGTGGTATGAAAAGAAAATTAACATCTGCTAAAACAGCAAATGATCCAGATTCAAGAATTAATAAATCACTAAGAAAGTGGAAGTGTTAAGTGAATTTAGAAAATGTAATATATAAATTACGCAGAGCTTTAGATAGCAGAATTAATCAATTATCAATCTCTATAACGTCTGGTGGGGTTGACAATATGGAAACATATAAGTATATTATCGGACAAATAAACGCCCTAGAGGCAACTAAACAGGAACTCTCTAACCTGCTAGAAGATAAGGAGCAAAAGGATGGAACAGTCGTCGATATCAAAACCAAAAATACACTTACCTAATAAAGAATTAGTTGGTTTAGAAAAATCAGAAAAAAAAGAAATTACAAACGAAAAAGATAAATTACCACAACCTACGGGTTGGAGACTTATAGTCTTACCATTTAAAATGGATGAAAAAACTAAAGGTGGAATCATTATGAATGAATCTACTTTAGAAAAACAACAAGTTGCATCACAATGTGGAAACGTACTAGCTATGGGACCACAATGTTATAAGGATAAAGAGAGATATCCAGAAGGACCGTGGTGCAAGGTTGGTGATTGGGTGATCTTTGCGCGTTATGCAGGATCACGTATACAAATTGAAGGTGGAGAAATCAGGTTGTTAAATGAAGATGAAATTTTAGCAACCATCAAGAATCCAGAGGATATCTTGCATAAATACTAACATAGAAAAGGAGAACTATGCCAGAAGCAAATAAAATAAAAAAAGAAGATCCAAAGGTAGAATTAGACACTTCAGGACCTGAAGTGGATGTAATTGTACCAGAGGAAAAAGCGGAAGAAGTAGTAGAAACCAAGGAACAAGAAACGAAAGAAACAGAAGTAAAAGAAGTCAAGGAACAAGAAACAGAAGTAAAGAAAGATGATGATTCTAAACTAGAAGAATACAGTAAAGGCGTTCAAGCACGTATATCTAAACTTACTCGTAAAATGAGAGAAGCAGAACGTAGAGAACAAGCTGCTACTGAATATGCTCAAGCTTTAGAATATCAAAGAAGAAATGATCAGAAAACATTTAAAAAAATGGATACTGATTATTGGTCTAGATTTGAAAAGACTGTAAAAACAGGAATGGAGTCTGCTCAAAAAGAATTAGCAAACGCCATTGAATCTGGAAATGCAGAAGCTCAAGTTGAAGCTAATAAAAAAATTGCTACGTTAGCATTTGAAAATGCTAAATTGGAGCAAAAAAAGTCGGAACCTGTTGAAGAGGAGAGACCTGTTCAACAACTTTCAGACGGTGGAAGATTACCACAGCAAACACCACAGGAACTTCCTGAACCTGATCCTAAAGCGGAAGAATGGGCTAGTAGAAATACATGGTTTGGCAAAGACAGAGCTATGACTTTTACTGCTTTTGAAATCCATAAGGACCTGGTTAATGAGGGATTTGATCCTAAATCAAATGATTATTATAATGAAGTTGATAAAAGAATAAGAGTTGACTTCTCACATAAATTTGATAAAGGTGGAGCTGTAGAGCATACGTCCAAGCCCGTACAGTCGGTCGCTTCAGCTCAGAGAAGTGTAAAACCAGGACGCAAAACTGTGAGACTCA